CACGCTGTGAGTTAACGTTGTCTCGGAGAGACACAGCTGGATGCGCGTAGCGCATTAACGTCTGCGACGTCACAGTTGCGTCTAGCGAAAACTCTTTTTCTGCCACTTTTTTCTCCGATACCATTCTTTTCTATCATTTCTCATATCCTCTCTAGTCTCATGCGCTCTTGTTAAAACTCCTTCTTTTAAGCTTGTAATAGTGCTTTTCCATTCTTGTCTTTTAAAAGGAATAACTTGAATCATAGGTGTTCCCATTTTTAATTCAATTTGATGACCAACATCTAACCCTGGAAACACACAAGGTAAGTTTACTGTATTAAAATATTGATCGGTATCTACGATTCCTGATAGTGGAACATAGGGTAATTCTGGTCTATTAAGTGGGGGTACAAACATACAAGATGTGTTGGGGGAGGTTTCTACAATCCAAGGATTATAAAACTTTATTACTTTAAATTGTGAGAAGGGTGCTCCCGGGTATTGAGAAGAATCGTGACTTTCTACTATAGTATATTTAGAAAGACGATTTTTTTCTTCTTCATTTTTCCAAAGTAATTGATTGCCTGTTGGGGTAATTGCAATGGTTAGGTCAAAAGGTAAAGGTATGATATAACCCGCAGTCATTGCATCTAAAAACGGAACACACCTTTTAACTGTTTGATAGTCTTCTCGTTCTGCTTCGGGAGTTAGATGTTTCATCCAAGAAGGAACACCTTTAGATGCAGGAAAAGGAGTTGGAATATCCAACCCCTCCCACTCTCTAACTAAATGAAATTTAATGTTCATGATTATGGCCCGTGAAGTGCAATTATGTTATCTACATTACCTTCAAAAGTGTATGTACCAATATGATTCAATTTAGTTTTAGGGTCTAACCAAATCTCTCCCCCTAACTTTTGCCATAAACGACAGAACCTATAATCTTCTGATAAATACCTTCTATCTTCTTCGTCAATATGAGTGTCAAAAAACGCATAACAATATTTTGCTATTTTTTCATCAATATTGCTATCATTTTTATAATGAAGTTCTGGGTATTCTAGCATCATTCTTTCAAATACTTGTCTTTTAATACAGAAAAACCCAGTGCTTGCGTCTAAAACTTCTACTAACCCATTTTCAAATCTAATTCTTTTGTTTACAGGATCAATAAATTTAAAATTTAAAGCATACTGAATTGGTAACGCTTTTTTAGGATATGCAGAAGCAACAATATCTTTATCTGCTGATATTGCTCTCATAATGGCTTCTGGCTCCCATTCAATATCTGCATCCAAAAAGAATAAATGTGATGCATCGCTTTCTAAAAACATTGCTGTAAGAATATTTCTAGCTCTGGTTACCAAACTTTCATTTCTTAGTGTGGTTAGCCTAAAAGAACATGGTATTTGTGATAACGCCTGTGTTGTTTTAAACATACTCAAAAAGTACTGATCCGTAATCATTCCTCCATAGCAAGGCGTGGCGAAAAAGATATTTTGTTTCTTTAGAAATTCATAATCAATAGGAACTTCTTCAGTAAAATTTTGTTCAGGAACAGTTTCTTGCTCTTCGTTAACTTGAATTTCAGAAAGTTTTACCATTAGTCTAGATCTTCAACACCTTCAGCAATTGCTTCATCTCCTGCTTCTCCAACAAAATATGCTGTATTTTGTAGCAGCCATTGCTTCTGCTCATCGTATGTTTGACGCTTGTAGATGCGATCTAAATCATAAGTCTCAAGACTTTTTTCCGCTTCTGAGAGTGCTACACTAGCTCGTGCAGGAATGCAAGTATATTTTACATTCTGTGGTAGAGGACCTGTCTTTTCTTTTTTGATAGTAATATCGTAACCTGTTGTGTCATCTGCAGGATTACCATATTCTGGGTTTGATGCGTAATCTACAATTTGTCTGTAAATTGTTGACCGTAGATCAAACAATTTGATTTTCGCATCCGAACGATCTAGCGCATTACAAACATAAGCAAACTGAGGCTTGTCTGCAAAAATTGCTTCATCAAGTTCTTTAAATGGGTCTGGTTGTGAGTCGTCGAACTGCTCAGTCGCACGACTGAATCGTAAGCACTCAACTGGCATTTTTTTACCTTCATTTGTTGTAATCCAGTAAACATACCGAGGTAATACGTCTCCAATAAGTCTGACTTTAGTATCACCGATTTGTAGAGATAGTCTTTCAACTTCTCTTCTTTGGGAGTTACCTCCCGTGTTTCCTTTTGCTTTATCCCATGAAACCATACTATTTTTCTCCTTTGTTTCGTGTTAATTCTGGAACGAAAACTATTTTGTCTTCGATGGTTTTTATAAATGGATTATTGATTGCCCACGTAATTTGTTCTTGCGTTAAAAATTTTAGAGGAATCCTTGCCGATAAATCATTGGCAGGTCTCATAGAAAGTAAGAATAAATATTCTAACTTTTTTCTAACAGGACAAATAGCGGTTAAAAAACTTCCATTTGTAAAATAACTTTGTTCTTCGTTACACATATAATGAGAAATTATTTCTTTAAATTCGTAAGAAACAATAACTCTGTTTTCCTTAATAATCTTAGCAGGAATTTTTTCTATGTGTAATTTTTTACAAAGCTGCTGTGTGTTTTTACTTAATATTGTATTATATCTTTTATACAGGGCATAAGTCAAGATTAATATGCCTTCAGGATGTCCACCTGCATCTTTTTTTAACTTATACCAATTATAATATGTTTTATTAGATTTCATATTTATTTTGTCCATACCAATCATATCTAATTTTTTGCTGCTTACCAACAATTGGCCCTCTTAACCAAAAATCTACTATTAAAGGTCTTTGTTTATCGGGATGTTCTCTAATAATTCTTCCTATTCTTTGTTCCAATTTGATAGGGTTATTACTAGGACAAGTTAAAAACAAAGTATCTAATCTATGACAACTAATACCTTCATCAAACAGTTTAGTACTTAAAACACATTTATATTTGTTTCCTACGTTTTCTAGTGCCTCTTTACGTTCTTCTTCTTTTGTAGACCCTATCATCAATACACTATTTGGTATCATTTTATTTAAATCTTTTAACATATCTAATCTGTCTGCTAATATTAAAGGACAACGACCATTAGCAATTTTGGCAATTGCTGTTTCTGCAATTAGCTTTAAATAATTTTGATTTTTAGAAAGTTTATTGATTTGGCGACTCCAATCTCTTTTGGGGTCAATAACCATAAAAGGAATATCTGTAGAAATAATTTCTACTGTAGGATCTAAAAGTTGTCGCGGATCTTTAGCAAAAGATTTAAAAGAAGTAAAGTAATCATCTAAATAGACGTGTTTACCGTCTTTTCTTTTTGGTGTAGCGGTGATGGCTATCTTTGCTCTACAATTTACAGAATTTACAGCTTGAGAAAACATATCTGCAGGGCACAAATGTGCTTCGTCTACAATTAATAAACTAAATTCATCATGTATTTGATCCATATTATTTAACACACTTTTATAAATTCCTACAGTTATATCTTCCACAGAGTATAATCCATCACCAATTTTACCTATATTTACGAAAGGTATTTGGTTTTCTAATTCTTGAATCCACTGTCTAAATAATAATTTTGTATGAACTAAAATTAAAGTTTTTTTCTCTGCTCTTGCAATTAAATTGCAAGCTACATATGTTTTTCCCCAACCACAAGGGGCTTGAAATAATCCACTTCTAACTCTGTTACCAATTGAGAAAAACTCGTCAACCATAACCTGTTGTTCTGGTCTTAGTTGTCCACTAAAGGGAAAAGGCCCTTTTGCGTCATCAAAATTTCTTAAATCTTCGTATTTTTCTAAAGATAGTTTTTTATATGAATTACTTGGCACAGCATATAAATCTTTATCCTCATCATATTCATATGTGAATAAAATTTCATCACCTATTAAATAAGTATACGCTTGTAAAAAAGAATCTAAATCTTCAATATCAGATTCTTTTACATATATTTTATCTGCTATAGTTGCGTGTTTTATTTTTATTTTCTTAAATGTATTCATGTAATAATGCCATTCTTACAAACAACCCGTTTTTCATTTGTTCAAAATATTTTGCTCTTGGATCGTTATCAAACCATCTTGGTATCTCTTCATTTCTAGGAAAAGGGTGCATTACTATAGAATCATTAGGTATATGTTTAATATGCTCTTTTCTCATAGAGTAGCTACCCTCACTACCTCTTTCTTTTTGCACCCTAGTTAGATAGTATATATCACTAGCAGGCCATATATTTTTATCAAAAGTATCTGCATAGTGTTTAGTACAATTATCTAATGCTTTATCTAAACTATGCACTGTTCTGCCATTTTCGATGTCTCCTACAAAAGTAATAGTCAAGTCTGTTATTCGTCCAAATTTTTCCCAGATTGTGTATAAATCTAATAATGTTTGTGTAGGGTGTTCTCCATTTCCGTCTCCTGCATTTATGATTGGGACAGAACTTACTTCTGCTGCTTTTTGTGCATCTCCCGCATTTTTACTTCTTAAAGCAATAATATCACAATAATTGCCCATAGTAACAATAGTGTCCTCCAAATTTTCTCCTTTAGAAACACTACTATAATTTACGTCATTAATAGATATTACTTGTCCACCAAGTCTCCACATAGCTGAAGCAAAAGAAGAGGAAGTTCTAGTAGAGGGTTCGTAAAATAGGTTACATAATATTAAATTTTTAGTAGGACAATATATTTTTTTAAATTTAAAATCCGTCACTAAGTTAAAAAAATTTTTATATTTGATAGCTTCCCAATCATCAAGGCTAATTAAATGTTTCATAAATGTATCGCAATTCTTTTGTGTTTAGAAAAAGAAAACTCTAAAGGATACCAACATCTATCAATATTTACTAGCGTTGCATAGTAGTCTTCTTTTAAATTTATTTTATCCGTATTTATTTCAAAAGGATAGCTAATTTCTTCAACCCATATTAAATTATCTTTGATTCTTTTTATTTTTTTACAAATAAGATTGTATTTTTCTTTTTTAGATAAATCAAATATTTGTGCTTTATTATCTATTCCCCATTTGCTTTTAGAATTTAAAAGTTCTCTCATATTTCTACAAGTGTAATTGAAATTTACTTTTGTATATTTCTTATTTAACATTTGTATTTGTCTAGAGAAGTAATTTTCTCCTAAACTTTTATCATCTAAAACTTTCCACTGATAATCAGATTGATTTATTTTTATCTCTATTCGATTATAATCAAATCTAATATCAAAAGGTTTTTCTTTTAAGCCATAAAAAGGAAATTCTATTCCTTTAAATTTACTCATTAGTAGTTCTCAAGTTCTCCCCAACTAGGGCCTAATTCAAAATCCATCCCAATGGGGCAATCTGGAATAGAACAGCCTCTATCTTTTTGAATAAACTCTTTTACTTTAACAATGTAATCATCTACTAATTCTTCTTTTACTTCTGCCACGATAGAATCATGAACAACTGTAAAGGGGATGATTTGGTTTCCAATATTTTCTTGTTTAATCCAATCAGTTAATTCAATTAACCCAAGTAAGTTAATATCGGAAGCAACACTTTGAACTAAAAAGTTAACTCCAGACCTAATTGCGTGTTTAGCCACTCCTTGATTAGTAGATTTAGCTTCTGGTAGTCTCCTCTTTCTTCCAAAGAAACTGTAAATATATGCGTTATTCTCAATAAAGGTATTACTACTATCAATAAATCTTTTCAGTTCTCTAGCTTCTTTAAAGTATTTGTTAATGAAAAGTCTTGCTTCTGCTGTTTGAACTTCCGCAGTTTCTGCAATTTTAGCGGGGCCTGCTTGATACATAATACCAAAAGTAATAGCTTTAGCATGTTGTCTTTTATCTGGAAAAGAAGATTTTACTTGATCAATTTCACAAGGTAAATTAAATATTTGTTTTGCTACGTAAGAATGAAAATCAAGTCTATCAATAAACGCTTTTTGTAGAAATCTATCTCCACTTAGAGCAGCTGCATAATACACCTCTGCTGTGCCTAAGTCTCCTTGCACAATTGTGAAACCTGGTCTGGCTTTAAACATCTTCTTAATATCTTTATTATCACGAGGAATATTTTGATAGTTTAGTACCCCAGAACTAGATAGTCTACCGCTAGTAGTACCTTGAATATTGAAACCGCTTCTGAGTCTTTCGTCTTTATCAATGCCTTTTAGAATATTAGCAATATAAGTCCCGCGCAATTTATTCTTTTCACGAAGGTCTAATACCGCTTCTGCTAGTGGGTGTTTTAGCTCTTGTAAAACTTCTTTATCTACAGACCAAGCACCTGTAGCTGTTTTCTTTGTTGGTTTTAGTTTTAAGATTGTAAAAAACAACTCTCTTAATTGGGCAGTACTATTTGGATTAAATGTTTTTTCATAGATTCTTTCAAACCTTTGTACTGCTTCATTCAAGAATATTTCGTTTTGACATTCTTCAATATCAATAGCATAGTTTTCGTCTAAAGATTGTAAAGCAGTTACATCAATAGGCCCGCCGTTATTTTCTAACAGCATTAGAGATTTAGTTGCAGGAACTAATATTTCATTGTATAACCTATTAAATCTTTGATTATTTTCAACCAATGGTTTAAATTTTTCATATAATTGAAAAGTTGCGTCTGCATCTTTACAAGCATAAGGCCCTAAGATATCTTGAGGCAACATTCCATAATTGAAATCTTCTAATTTTATTTTGTTTTTACGAGCAAAAGTTTTCTTATATTCATCTAGTTCTCGTTCGTAATCACCAAGATCAGTAAACCTTAGTGCCAAAGGTTTGAGTCCGTGTGTGCCCACGGCTTCTTCTAAACAATAATGAAGAAGCATAGTGTCATCAAAGCTAGGGAATTCAAATCCATATTCATACATCAAAAATCCCATATCGAATTTAGCATTATGAAATACACAATGTGTGTTTCTAAATATTTCGTGAAGCTCACACTCATCTGTATCTTCATTATAAGTTGCTTCTATAACATCACTTAATACATAAATACCTTCGTTTGGTTGTGTGCTCAAAGCAATACCTAAAACATGTCCCGTTCTAGGAGACAAACTAGTTGTTTCAATGTCTACAACAATAGTATCTGCTGCCCTAAGTTTAGGTAAATAATTATCCCAATCATTTTCTGTTTCAATAATTCTGTAATCTTTATCCACTGTTTTACCAAAATCTTCGTCAGATAAAATCTCTGGAATTTTATTAAAAGCTTTAATAATCTCATCTTCATATTGTGGTTTAAACACAATTAGATTTGGATGCATAATAGGTAAATATTTCTTTTCAATATGAACACCATTATACTTAGTAATGCCCGTCATCCCTGCTGTATACTTTAAGGATTCAGCACCGATAGGACAAACTAATTTATAGTCGTCTAAAATACTGATATCCATATCAATATCTTTTTTAAGAATCTTTTCTTTGTTATCTGAACACAGAAAATGTATATCATAGTCATCTACTGACTCTGGAATATACTTTTGAATTACTGATTCAGGCGATTTTTCCGCTTTTGAAGCGAATACAAAACAAGTTTGTGTCATTGTATCTCCTCTAATAAAAATTTAATCTCTGTTTGTAGCAAGTCTCCAGGGTCTTTTCCATAAGGTAAATCAATAATTTTAGATTGAATATCTACTTTTTCAACTAGTCCTTGTATTCTTTTAGCGGCTCTGCGACCTGCATCATCTCCGTCCATCAAAATACTTACCTTAATTACCCCTAGTTTTTCTAATAAATCTACTTTTTTAGTGTTGAAATTAGCTGTTCCAAATATACAAACAGCGTTTTCATAACCTAAATTCCACATATTAATTACGTCAAATAATCCTTCTACTAAGATAAGATGTTTTTTATTTTTTACTTTGTCAATAGGAAATAAAACATCTGATATTTGAGCGTTAGTAGGCTGACGATAATATTTAGGTTTATCATTGTTAAACCTATTTCTTCCTTCTATGAATCTTAGTTTACCAAATTGTGTTATCGGTATGCAAATATAATCTTCAAAACCATACTCTGAAGTATAAAACGCATCAAAAAATTTTAGAGTTTCTGGCGATATATTTCTAAAAGGTTCGTATGCTGCTCTATAATTTTTAGGCATAGCAAAACTACCATACTCTATTTTTTGATTTAATTTTTCTCTTAGTTTTCTAATTTTATATGGTTGTTTGCTTTCTAAAGGTAGTTTTGTTACTATACCAATAGACGATAAAAACTTAGAAGACCCCCCAGAAAAATCACACGCCCAGCAATGAAATATATTACTATCTAAATTATATTGCAAACTAGGATTAGTATCCTCATGTAATCCACTAGTACAAGCTATTAATAGTTCTGATGGGTTATTAGTTTTTTTATAGTAAATCCCTTTTTGATCTAATATTTCTGTTAATTCCATTATAAGTCTTTACCTGTTTCTTTATCACCAAACATTGCTGCGTGGTGTGGTCGCTCATTACTTAATTCACTTTGGTTAGGATCAATTTTTACACACTCCCAATCCATATAAACATCAAAACTCATGTGTTTACCATTTCTCATCTTGGTTGTATGAATTGTAATCTTGTTAGATTGTTCTCTATCTTCTCCTTGCTCTGCAGGAAAGAAGTTAAAACTTCTATCTGCTGAATCAAGAATACCTTTTGCAAAACGCGCTTCTCCTGTTGCGTCAATTTGGTAAGGACTTAATACTGTTAAGTCATATTTTCTGCTAACTCCTTTAAGAGCTTCTGCTAATACAATTTGAGTTTTCCAGTCTTTGGAGTCTTCATGTTTAATAATATTAATGTAGTCCACAATAGCCATATTAAATTTAGGATATTTGTTTTCAAACATATTACAATAATGATCAATTCTATTTAAAGTTAAAGATTCGTCATCAATAATAAACAACCTGTTTTCCTTTAAGGCAGGTTTTTCTATTTTTAAGTAGTGTTCAAATTTTTGAAAATCTTTGTCTTTTAATAAAGACTTATACTGATCATTTAATTCTGCATTAGGTTTATAAAAAGTATCTATTTTAGATTTTGCAATAGACATTTTTTCTGACTCAGTGAGTTGATTCCTAAATATATTTAGAAAAGGCACACCGCTAGTTATACTTACAATTCTGTCGTAAACTTCTTTATATCTCATTTCAATAGTAAAGAAAGCAACAGTGTTTCCTTGTAAAAATCTATTAACAGCCATATTTACGCTTATAATAGATTTTCCACTACCTCTTCTGCCGCCAAGCATAACTAGTTCTTGGGAAGCAAAACCACCATTAACTGCATCATATTCTGCACTCAATCCAGAGGGATATATCACAAAGTCTGAATCATCAGGAAATAATTCTAACTCTGCTACATCATATAGTTCATCAGAAATAGGAATAGCTTTGTTTAAATTTAATAAATGTCCTTGAAATTTATCTACTATTTCTACTTTTTCTAAATCATCTAAATCGTCAATAAATTTGTCCAAAAATCCGATTGTTTCTTCTCGGATATAAAAATCTTGTAATTGAGATACCAAAAATTCATCAGCAATGTCTTTGTTGATGTTTTCTTCGTCATATATTTCTGTCTCTAGATACTCTTGTGTTGAGACATCTTTCTTTAAAACTAAGAATTCTTCCAAAGAAGGAATTCTCATGTTAGCTTTATAGAAATTTTGCACTTTGTTATATACGATAGAGTTAGCACCTCCAAAATATGCAGGTACTAACTTTGAATATAAATCATGATTTTGTGTTTCTAATAGTCTTCTAAGAGTTACTTTTTGTAAATCTAAACTCATATTGTACTTCTTACTGGATATAGGTTATGCCTAAGTTCTGTTCTAAAATGCCCGTAGTCTCCTTCGACATACACGCTATAATACTCTCTTCCTGTTTCTTCAATTATTGTTTCTGCTCTATTAATAGCCTCTTTAATAGCCATTTCTTTCCACTCTTGACCATCATCATACTGCCAATAAATATTCCAATGAACGTCTTCTCTTCCTTCGTAGTCTTCACCCCATTTTTTGCGAGCTTCTTTTAGCCCATGAAGTTCAACATATTTTCTTCTACGAGGCTCTCTATGATAATCAATCCAATCTTCATCATATACTGTTTTAACTTTAGCAAAACTATTTATTCCGGGCACAAAAACTTTGTCGCCTTTTGCAAATTTTACCTCTAAGTCTTGTACAACATGGTCTACAGTAGCTTGTCCAGTCTTTTTTCTCGCTCGAATAGGAATACCTTTTTCAATTAAAACTGCCTTGATTCTCTGAGGGGTTAGATATAGTTGTTTTGCGATAGCGCTCTGGCTTTCTCCGTCTTGATAAGACTTAACTATATTTTCTTTTTCACCTTCAGTTAGAACTTTAGCCCGAGCTTTCTTCTTTAGCTCTGCTTGTCTAACTTCTTTATCTTTAAAGTCTTGAATAATAGTATCAAGACGTTTTGTATTATAAGCAATACCTAGATGTTCACAGATAGACTTTTTAGTCTTACCTGTTTTTTGCATCCAGATAGCTTGTCTAATTTTTGTTTCAGAAATGTCTGTTGTTGTTTTTGCCATTCTATCCTCTTATTTTCCTTATTATAGCATAGAGAATGATACTTGTCAAATTAAATATTGTTTACTCTTCACCAATGGCGTATCGCGTTTGCTATGATAGCTACGCAAGTAACTACATGAAGCACGATCCAGAAAGTCCTAAGAACTAGGGCTTGTTTTACGTTTTTTTGTTTAATGGGCAAGAATTTAGGTTCATCATCATCTGTGATTCCGATTGGCATACCTACTACTCTTGCCCACATTTTTAAGAATTGTCTTTGGCCGCTCATAGACTTTTGCAAACTAATTCTTCTCCTGCCATTTCTTCTTCTTTTTTAATAAACTTGTAAAATCTTGCAATAGCATATTCTTTGTTTTTTGCCTCTACGTCAAAATCTGCGTATTCTAACATAGGAGTGGCTAGTGCCATCAATTCTTCATCATGGTAAACATCAGAGTGCGCATTTACTTTCATCCAATATCCTTCATCTTCAATAGGGAAAGATTGCGATTTATGAAAGAGTGGTCGTCTACCTTTCCAAGTTTTTACTGCCTCTTTGAAAAAATCATCGTTTACAGTAATATGTCTAACTTCGTCCCTAATTTTTCTGTTGACGAGTTTGCCTTCGGAGTTTTTAACTTTTTCTGTGTCTCGCATCCTGTGGCATGCGTAGTGGTGGATGTCGAGTGTGCATTTGATTGGAATTCTTTGTGCAAGTTCGAGCGTGTGCTCAATGTCGTATCCGTTGGGCTTATCTTCATTCTCAACCGATAAAGCTTTTTGAGCGTAGTCTGATAAGTATTGGAAATTGCTTGCAAATCTCTTAATTCCATCAATGTGTTTTCCTCCATATAATCCTTGCAAATGAATGTTAACAGAAAAATCTTCTGCGGGAATACCCATACCTTTACCAATTAGACAATGATATTCAATATCTTCAATTGCTTTTTTAACTACTTCTTTATCTCTACTACCTAACACAGTGTACTGCCCTGGGTGCATAGAGAGTCTAATTTCATTTTCTATAGCAACTTTACCTGCAATTTTTAATTTTTCAATCAACAACCCAATAAATCCATCATAGAATTCTTGCGCTTCTGGTAACGTATATACCGGAAACATTTCAGAAGTCATACGATAACATCTAAAGTTTTTTGGCTGTGTCGCTAAATACTCCATTATCCAACGTAGTTTATCTACGTTTCGAGTAGCAGCTGTTCTAGCTCTAGAATTATCTTTTAAGAAATATGTTTTTGTTGTAGTGTTAGCGTTAAATTTTGTCGCTAAGTCTTTGTCATGAAACTGACAACATAAACCTAGCCGCCAGTCTTTACTTGTTTTGTTAAAATATTGTTCCATATTCTCTCCATAAAAAAAGTCTCAGGTTGTATTTTAACAAACCTAAGACTTTTTGTAAATAATTAATTGAAAATATTTAGTGGGTTATCAGATGATCGTCCGTAAAATACATATCGTTTACGGCATCTCTAACTAGCCCGTGATGCGTATATACCAATGTAAATGTTTCATGAAATAATGGATCACTTCTAAATAGCTTCTCTAATTTAAAACTAGACCTATAACATAGCTGTAGGTCCCCGTACTCTTCAGAGTTAGGGATTACTGTTGGAAAAAACTTTTCAATCAAATGATGAATATATAAAGTTTTTTCTTTTTCTTCTAGTCCTAAAATACTGTCAAGGACTGAATCTTCTAATTCGTATAAATTTAGTTCTTCATCCATAAATGTAGGAAGTTACAGAGTAAAAACTCTGTAACTTCACGCTATCTAATATAGCTCTCCTATATTAGTCTTCAACACCCTTTGGAGTGTAATCGGCACAAGCTAGACCACGGCGGGTAAGAACAGTCTTAACTCCGCGAACTGTCTTGTCGAAAGCTTCTGCAAGCTCTTCAACAGACTGGTCGAGCATGTTTTCGATACCTTCGTAAGGATCAGACTTAGTAGCCTTCTTCTCACGCTGCTCTGCCTTAAGCCCCATGCTGAGAAGCTTACCACGGACTGAGTTAACAGTCTTACCAACAGCTTCGGCAATGTCCTCAAGGAACGCACCGTCTTCAACCATAGAAGAAATTTGACTCTCTTCTTCAGCTGTATAGCTTTTTGGTGTAACCTTCTTTTCTGCAGGCTTAATGTGGGAGGTCATCTCTAGTGAGAGAGCCTTACCATTAATCTGGCGTGAAGTGAATTGACCATCAGCAAAAGTTGCTGCGATCTCATCAGCGGTGTGAACACCACTGTTTTCCTCAAGGAACTTAGCAAGAGCTTCTGTCTCATCTGCTGAGAACACAGGAGCTGCGCCTGGCTTCTTGGGAACGTCATAGCCTAGCTTACGTAGCTTGGCTGTTACTGAACGGCGTGGAAACTCGAACTCATCGACGAGCGACTCAATAATGTCTTCTGTGACACCACTAGCAGCTACGTCATTCATACGTGCAACCATGTCATCTGTATATTCAAACTTACTCATTTATTTTTTCCCCTTCATTTAAAGTTTAATTGTTACAAGAGATTTTCATCTCTCTGTAAGTTATGATTCATTATACGAGAAAAACGTTGATAAAGCAAGATAAAAGTTAATGTATTTTGTAGCAAAGGTCATTTATTTAGTTAACTTTTTTGACGACAGCATCTAAAAGCTTTTTTAGATTTTCTTTTTTGTTAAGGTTTACGCCTTCAATTTCTATTTCTAGGATATTTTCTAGCTCAATTAACATCATCTTAACTGTTTTATTAGGTTCTTGTTCTTTATCACTAGGTTTTTCATATATTTTTAGCTGAACTAATTTGCTAATAACACTTCTGTAGCCTTTATTAAATATTGTAGCTAGTTCGTGTACGTCTTTTAAATCGTCTTCTGTATATAAAAATATTAATTGCTTTTCGTCTTGATCTGACCATGCCTTAATACTCATCTATATTCTCCTCAAAATCAAAACATAGCTGTTCTGAATTATATCTATAATATTGCGCTATATTTTCGCTTGCAATTGATAAAAGTTCAATTACTGAATCCACTTCATTTCCTAATAGCGCGTATCCTTTTGTGGTAGGATACCAAAATCCTGTGTCCCCATCCATTTTATATTCTCTAATATGAACATACATAGTTCCTCTAAACTCATTAACAGTAATATTAACTTTATTACCATTTTTTATGTATGCTGCCCCAATCTCTTCATTCATATTGTAATAACTTCTTTTCTTTCAGCAAAATATCTTAACCACTCGTTTGGTTTTGCAATAATATTTAAACTATACCTAACTTCATCGGAGTTGTTTTCTGCTCCATGATAAACAGTATCAGGATTAAATATAACAGACTGTCCTTTTTCTAGATATATTGTATTTGTTATATTAGTGTTTTTATCTCTAAAATAATATTTAAAATTTTTGTTACTATTAAGAGCCATCCAAATTCTAATTAAATACTCTTCTTTACTACTATTAGTGTTATTATAATCTATGTGCAAAGAAGTTTTTTGATTGGGTTCTTGTTTAAATATTCTAATTCGTGTTGTTTCTAATTTAAAAACATCTACTAAACTTTTTATTGTTTTATGTTCATATAGTTTAGTAAAAGAGTAGTCTTCTGGCTTTTCGACGGGTTTTGACCTGAGTAAGTCATTAACGTTTCCAGATTCACTTTTTAAAGCAACGCCTGTTATAGCATTTTTTAAATCATAATCATCGCATTCAAAAAACGATAATTTATTTAAAACAGAAGACCATTCTCCTTTAATTATTGTGTTTGCAACAATAAAGTTACTCGTCATCATCCTCTACTACGAAGGTAGGGGTTGCAACTTTAGTAACAGTAGCAGCAGGACTCATAGCTGCTGTTAGCAGCTCTTCAAAAGATTCTTTGCTCCATCCATTAACTCTTCTAAAGTCATCAGGGGCTTTGCCTTCATCCATCCATGCTTTAAGAGCTTCTACTTGTTCTTCATCCATTTTTAATCTCCTTTAAAATAGATTGTACGGTATTTCCCTCTACTGGTTCATTAATATAATCTTTTCCAAACACCCATAAATTAGGATTTTTTTCAGTAAGACTTGTTAACCAGTCTACATATAAATCTTTTACTTCACTTAACCTTCTAGTATAATGTGTATTAACAGTATGAAATACATTACTCCACCAGATTACAGAAGTATCTTTACTGTCCACTTTATTAATAACTTTATTAAAGTCTTTTACTATATCACAATGTATATATTTGTGATCTAGTAGTTTATATCTTTGCCAATGTTCTTCAATTGCCACAGCACCACCCCAACGTTCACATTCTATTTCCCATAGCTTTTCATAATCATCTTTACCGTAAGGATTATGTGTGGTTTCGTTAATAGTATATTTTTTCTTTATATCATACAAAAACTGAGGGTAATTTTTTCCATCCCATGTTTGTATAATCATTGCTTTAAAAGCTAGAGCTTGTTTACTGTAATCATAAAATACTACTTTTGTATCTTCAGTAAACCCGTATGTTTGCAAAAAGTAATTAGGTTTAAAACTTGCTGCTACACTGTATAATGTTTTTATTGGTTCTTTAATTAGATCTTTATTTCTATCTATGTCCGTATAGTTTTCAGTGTTCCAAAAAAATACACAATCAGGAGCATGAGCTAGTATTTGATTTATCCAACTTAACTGTTCTTGTAGTTCTGATAAACTTTTGTTTGGATAAGCATAACTTTTTGATTCCCTGATTTTAGGGTGAAAGTTATATACAGTTAGTCCCTTCTCTAAACTTTTACTTATAAAATTCCAACCATCTACTATAGGAGTACAAACCTGAGTTTCTTCTGTAGGAAATAACCCCAGAGGAGTATAGTCATCGTGTATGTCCTTTACGTGCCTCCTAGCAGTAGATACTTCAACATTTTCTTCAAATTTGTTTCCGTAGTCTGGTTTGTTTAATTGTTCATAATATTTTAAATTTACCAATAAACATTGTTTGTGAAGCCCATAATAACCATCACCTTCAGACTGCATATTTATTGTTTCTTTATCAATTATGTGTCCTGTAATAAAAAAATCTTTTTGTTCTATCCATTTTTCTATTAATTGAAAAAAACTAATTTCTTTTATAAAATGTCCTACACATTGAATAATACAATAATCTTTTTTTTCTTGTACTGCTTTATCTAAAATTTCATTAACAGATTTACCATATAATATTTTACCAAAATATTTAAATCTTGTAAAGAACTCTGTTAATTCTTTAAATTGATCTCCATAATCTTTATTAAAAATAGTGCTTCTATCATCTAAAATACCAACAATGTAGTTTTTATTAATTCCCATAGGCCTCATAACTTTTTTCTACCAATTCTTTATATTCTGGGGTGGGCTTTCCGTGAACAATAATATGAATCCTGTCTTCCTTTGACTTGTTGATATACGCGTGTTTATTACTAACGTCTAATAACATAACAGTTCCTGGTTTCATAGGTACTACTCCGGGTTTTTCCATTTTAAATATGCAACCTTTTGGGTGATTTAAAGCTATATTAACAGGACTTAGTGATGACTTTTCCGTGTCAACATGTGGACTAATAAATCCCCCTGGTTCAAGAAGCATAAATCGTACTCTATAGTAGTCTGCCATTGGATATCTTTCTTTAAAGAAAGTAGTTGTAGCAGGACAAAGTTCAGCAATTTCTGTCCAAACATACGGAGCATCTTCATTTGATTTGAATCCGTATTGTGTAAAATGGTTTGTTTTTTCTGCTGAAATTCCGTGTATACATAAACTTTTCCATCCTTTATGTCTATACCCTCCTTGAAAATCTTGATCTCTATGTGGAACAAATAAGTGTTTTATAGCTTGTGCTTCCTCTAACATTTCCTGACGAGGAATCGGTATTTCTAAAGGTAGCCAAGGTAGCCCGCTTTCTTTAACTATTTGTTGGTAATTCAAAGTCATACATAAAACTTGAGCCGCAACCGCAACCCATTTTTGCTCCTGGGTTATTAACCGTCATTTGTCCTGTAAAATTATCTTTTACCCAATCTATTTCTGCACCCCGCAGATATTTTAAACTTTCACTATCTACATAAGCTTTGGGACTTTTATTAAATTGTACATCGTCCTCAGTAATTACATTATCAACTGAAAATTCGTATTGAAACCCTGCACATCCTCCACCGACAATAGATATTCGAAAAAAATCATCACTCTCTAATACGCTAGAAATATAAATTTCTGCTTTTTTTGTAAGTGAAGGTAAATCTGTAACAGATTCATCAATAATAGGTGCATTATAGTGAAAATCTCTTAAGAGTTTTTCATCTAAAGACTCATTATCTAAATCGTTTTGGTTTCTTTTTGTCTCTTGCGATGTCACGTAAGACTCCTTCATAGCCTTTAGCTATATTTTCCCATGTATTATGATTTTGATGTTCTTTAATTTTTTGTTTTAATTCTTTTTTATTATGATGGAAATATAAAATTTTCAAACACTCTTTTAGATGATCAACGACTGGCTCAATTATCCAACTATGAGTATTCATTAATGTTAAGCTATCTCCGTCTTTAGTTGCGAAAAGGTTTCTATCTGTTAGATCAATAAATTTTTTCTGTGCGTTAATCTTCATTGCTACATTATCAGGAATAAATTCATCAGTCGGTCCATGCTTTGTAACAACAGGAATTGCACCACAAGCAAAAGCTTCTTGTACATGCATTCCAAAACCCTCTCCTCTATAAGGATGTACTAGTCCATAAGAGTTTTTAAAGATGCCCGCCATTTCTGTTTCAGATAAATTATCTTCGTTATAAATTATGGTAGCACAATCTGATTTATACTGCAAGGCTAATATTTCGTTAATAATATTACTTTGCCCATAAATTTGTGGTGTATCCTTAATAAACAATTGAACATTGTCTGCTTTAACGAAAGCATCTCTCCAAGCGGTTAAAAGAATATCTAGTCCTTTTCTGTGTTGACCACAACCCACAAAAGTAAAAGTAAACTTAGAAGAATCAAATAAAGTTGTTTCTTGTGGGTCTGTATTATAAATATCAGGATTATACCCATTAGGAACAACTACTAACTTACTAGGCTCAATTCCTCCTTCTGCAATAATATTAGCAGTCCACTGACTAGGAGTAATAATAGTATAAGCAAAAGTTTCCCATTTGTATTGCCA